AGTACGGCCAGTGGCATATCGTCTTCGTTGACAAGTGTGACAGGGCAGCGGTCCACTTTCACTCCGTCCAGTTCAAAATCCAAAGCCCAAGGGTCACGCTTATGGTCTATGTCGCTGGTGCATCCCCTGTGGTACTTCTCCCGGTCGGTACAGTCGGAGCATTTAAATTCGTCAGGGTGGAGCTGTAGCCAAATCGCTACCTCTATGCTTTTTTTGAGTCGGCCGTCAGTCCAGAGAATTTGACGATCTTGACCGCAAGGTCATTCGTGTCTACAGGCGGATCGCACTCCGACATCTCCAGAATCGCCTCCGGTGACATCCTTGTGCATTCCACCATTCCCCGAACTGTTTTCACGGTACAGTCCTTTCCGTTCATCTGAACGATGCCGTAGGCCGATATTGCCATACACAGCTCTGCCGGGTTGCTGACGCTGCCGTCCTCGTTAGCAAACTCTGAAACAATGCTCCTGTGAACAAAGCGGTTGAGCCGTCTCACATGAAACGGCACACCACCCGATACGATTTTTTTTAACTCCACGGTGTCCTCCTGTGGGTTATTGGTTAAGATGCTTCCCTGAGTACCTTCAGCAGGAACTCGTCGTCACTTCCGCCCAGATCGAGCGTCAGGTCAGTGGTAACAATGCCGTTCACATCCCCGTCCTTAACGGAAACGATCTTGCCCCCGCTGGTCGCTTCGGAACCAGTACCAGAGTACCCGGACGGGAACTCGAGCTGGCCCCGGGAGGTAGCGTAAGTGGCTGCTTCGGACGGGTCACCGAATGTAGTACGGAACTCGCACATCTCGTTACCGATCATGAACTCGGTAGCCGATTCTGCAGCCAGTGACCGCTTCTCGAAACTGAGTGTAGCAGTAGGTTCACGCCCTGCGATCAGGTAACCAGCCAGAGCATACTCTGCTGTAGCGTCAGGCCGCTCTACTACCTTGGTCTTGAGGTCTATCTCGACCTTGTGTAACACATAGTCCAGAACTGCTGAACCAGAGCCGAACCTGATAGCACAGTACACATTCCTCCACGGGTGGACGGTCTGAACTTCGATATCCCAAGGGTCAGGAGTGACCGGGTTGGAATACAGTTCGGGAGCTTCATACAGGCCGTAGAACTCGAACTCGATCATGGGAATTTTACCGTACTCCAGGACGATCTTGAATGTTCCGTAGCAGCCTGCCATGTAAGACATTAGCAGCTCAGACTCCATGATCTTCAGTCCGACAGCCGTGTTAGCAGCCATAGCAACGGGAGTATTCGGGGCAGCAGAAGTATACTCTGACCCGACCCCTCCGGTTGTAAGTGCTGTGGCACAGGCTTTCAGCAGGTTGAAGTATCGTGGCACAGCCTGTTCAGAGGCCGTCTGGTCTTGCGCCCAGAGCGGAACCTTGAAGGTTGCCTTATGGCTGAGTTGTGTCACAATGGTTTCGCCCTGCGAGTAACTCTGCTGGTTGACTTCCAGCCGTTCAGACTTACTGAGCGGCTCAATACTTAGATCGGTGACCTGAATAAAATCAGTGTCCGTCCATGCCGCTTCCGTCTGGTAGGTGGCTTCCAGTTGCGCTGCTATGTAAGCCCGCTTTTTGAATAAAGGACTCATGCGTCCTCCCTTCGATAATGGTGTTGGATTTTGATTGTGTATTTCATAGCGTTAGCTCCTATCGGCTCACCTTCGCTGATTGAAACAGGGGCTACGATCTGCATGTGTTCCGTAGGAAAGGTTCCTACAGTGTGATTGGAAAGGTTGTCCAGTACTTCGTCCAATTCAACAGCCAAAGAGTCCAACTCTGTATTCAGCCGCTTAGTGACCATGACTACTGGAATGATTAATTCGACAAACTTGTAGCGTGGCACATTACCGGGGCCAGCAGGTGAGTCAGGATCACCGAACAGTTCTCCCATGTAGATATTGAAAGACTTGTCAAGGTTAATCGCACCCCGAGTGTCCATCGACACAGGGTTGTAATGCCGGGTAAACCCTGCATTCTCAAGGACAGTTACATTCCGGGCTATGATAGTAGTGAGAGGGTTCACGCTCATCGAGTCACCTCTATCACTCCAGTCTGGACAGTGGTCCCGTCATCAACACCGTCCTCATCTTCATCTAAGCGGTACTGAACACGGGTAATTGCCTGCTCGTAAATATCCCGCTGGTCGCCCGCTTTCACATCCCACAGGTCGCCTTGTGATACAATCAGGGAAGTGTAAATCAGGTGTAAGGTCATAGCGATATGCGCCCGCTTGAAATTAACGGAAGAGTCCTCAAGGATCAGGTCAGGGTCTTGCCCTTTTTCCTGTAGGCGGTTCTGGATAGTTGTAAAAGCGGCTGCTATGAATGCGGTAATATCACCTGTTGAAATCCCGTCACTGGCGTAAGTGGGGTACAGTACTGTGATATTGCCGAACAGGATAATTGATATAAGCGCCATAGTTACCTCGCTACACTACAGGGGCCCCGGGTTCGGGTTTCTTCTGCGGGTGGACTTCGATAACCTTCCAGCCGTTAGCCAGGAGGCTCTTGATCTCACTCTGCCAGTCGGTTTCCAGTGTCTGGCCTGTGTCCGGGTTCTGAAGAACCGTACCGACTCCATGATGGATATGTGGCACAAGCTGAGCCTTTTTCACTCGCTTGTCGCTGGCCGCTTTCTGATCATCGATGATCTTCTGCTGTTCCGTCCTTTTGTCAGGAGCGGTTTCTTCTATAACGGCTTCCACTTCCGGGGGTGTTTCCACATTCACATCCGTCAGCTCTACGCCCGGGCCGTCTACTGCGGGTTTCCCGGTTGCAGTTTCAGTTTTGCCTGCGACTTCGATCACAGGTTTGCGTTTACTCATTTCGGTTGTCCTTCCGTTTGTTGAAATTGCGTGGAGTGGTTTTCACAAAGCCGTGCCGGGTTCGCATATCACGGAGCATCTCTGGAGTGGTAGCCTCTACAATATGGCCCGTCTTAGGATTGTGATACAGGACTCCACCATTCTTTCCCAACATAAGCAATAAAGGGAGCCCCCCGGCTGCGTTGTACGAGGGACCCCCACTCCTGTTATACAGGGTTAAGCAGCTGTCTTCAGAGCCGAGGTATTGACTACCTGCGGAGTGTTGTACAGCTTGCAGTTGTTGTAGGACTGATCCCAGACGCCAGCGTTGTTGCTGCCCTTTCCGGTATCATAACCAGCGGTCACGAGCAGGGCCTTGATCCAGAGCAGACTTGCGTCACTCATGTAGGCGCACTTGTTACCGGGGGCCAGATACAGGATGATCTCGTCCAGCATAGCCAGAGTCGGACGGTGGTCGCTGCCAGTTGCCCACAGGTTACCGTACTGGGCCATCGCCTTGTCGATGAATACAGCCAGACCGGGGTACATGCCGACCTTTTTGTAGTACGCCTCGTAGGGGCCCGTTGCGCCAGCGATCAGGCTCTTCGCCAGCTTGCCAGCCTTCAGGAGGCCGTTGGGGCCGATGAGGCCCTGTGCCTTTTTGGGGCCCCAGCTCAGGAAGAAGATATTGGTATGGTCGGCCCCGACAGTGTCCTCGCCACCGTCAAAGAAGTTCGCTTCACCATCGTCAGCGATCAGCGTATCCACACCGTCAAAACCTTCAGTGGAAGGCCCGTAGAGGCATTCGGACTCGAACTTTGCAGAGTGAGCGTTGATCTGGAGCTGACACTCATCACTGAGCGTTTCAGCCCACTCTTCCTCTGCCGAGTCTACAGCCGGGTAGGACTCCAGAATCTTGACATAGGTTTTCACATTGGCAGCAACAGAGTAGCTCTGTGCCACACCGTCACCATGCGCACGGAATGTGCTGGTGGGAGCGGTATTGACCCGCTTGTAGTCGAGGTAGTTCTTGCGCTTCAGAACCCGGAACAGGCAGTCCTTGAAGATCGGAACTTCTTTCTCGACATTCGATACCAGCCCCTTAATGGCCGTGTCTTCCGCACGGATTGCCCACTGAGCGGCTGTAAGATTGACATGTGCCACGATTGTTCTCCTTATTCTAAATCTTTTGCCTCCCGCTCGATCTGGTTAACGAGCGGGCTGTGTTCGTCCACTTCGTCGTCAGCCGCATCAGTAGTAGTGGTCTCGGTGGAAGCACCAGCGGGGCCTGAACCAGAACCCGTAAGCACTTTAAGCCGTACCATCTTGTCATACTCGTCCAGGTTGGCTATGACGGCGACATCATCATCGGTTTCCATGTCAAACAGTTCGTGGTGAGTTTCAGGGATTCCTGCTTTCACCTTCGTCCAGCGTTCCTGCTTTTTCGCGAACTCTTTGGTCTGGTACTCGGTAGCTTTCGCAAGGTCAGCCTCCAGTACCTTGATCCGATCCTCACCCTGCTCGTACAGCTTCTTGAAGTTCTTCTCATCGGCCAGCTTCTTGTCGGCCCGCTCCTTGTCAGCTTTCAACAGGTCGGTGTTCTGCGTCCGGAGATCGGTGATAGTCTTGGTCAGTTTGTCGATACGAATTTGTACCGCTGACTTCTTCTTGGGAGTTTCTTCCTCTTCCTCGGGTGTCTCCACTACCGGGGGATCGGCTTCGCTACCAGTGCCACCACCGTCTTCTTCGTGATACATCGGAACCATTTGCTCGCGCCAGAATTTCAACATGATAACCCCTCTTTTTAGAACAGCGTTTTATCGTTTACGAAACGGCTGCGGAACTTTACAACCCCCACAGGGGCGGGCCGGGCGCTCCGGCTTTTTATTTCTCTATCCTTTTGGATTCCTTCTCGACATGCTCCAGCATTGATTCCCGGTCAGAGAACATAGCTTCATCCCGTCCGTGATTCGGGTAATCCCGCCCGTCCTTCTGCTCTTCGTAGTTGGTGTAAACTACAAAGCCCCCGGTCTTACCTTTACCGACAGCTTCAATATTGATCCCCGTGTAAGTCTTCGGCATTCCGTCCTCCTGTTATGAGCCAACTGGCTTCAGAAAGCAGCGTCAACCACCGTCACAGATTGTAGCACCTGCTCCCGGGGGCCCTTCGTGCTGCCATTCCTTCATCGTCTGCACCCTACCGTTATTACCCTTGCATGTATCACAATTTACAGCAGTCGGCTCCTTCACCCACTCCCAATCCTCTGCGAGCCCGTCAGTCTCGTCAAGGTAGGCGTTAGTAGCGAGCTGGTTCAGGGTGGTAGACAACCGCCTGTTCAGGTCGTTGACAAGCCTGTTGCGGAAGGACGCTACGGCTTCGGGTGTTGCAAAGTGCGCTGCTATGGCTGCTTCACTCATCCCGCCCATTTGCATTTCTGCTATCTGATATTCAAGAGCGTAAAGAACTTCGTCAATATCGTGCCCAAGAGCTGACAGTGTCAACTTAATTCGCTGCTCTAACCTACTCACATGTCAATCCGTATTTGTCCACTGAAACTTAATTTCTTGTCGATCTGTTTGATTCCAGACTTCAGGAGCTTCTCTAACCAGTAGTCTTCATCGAACTTGGTAATGCCAAAATGCCGACTCGCATTCGGAATGCGTTTCGACTGGTCATCGTGGCCTTTCTGGTTCCATGCGCCTATATCTTCGTAGGTAGCCGACTCGCTGCTCGGGTGTCTGGTGTTCTTCACATAAATCCGCAGGCCGAGCTTACTAGCCCGGAAGTTGATAGCGTTCGCCAGGAATGCTCCGGTGCGTATCATTCGGGTTCCTTTACCGCTGGCTTTTGGTTTTGCCGGGGCCTGATCCATACCCATGCCTTGCCGCATACGCTGCTTCATCTTGGCCTTCAGGGCCTCACCGCAGTCGTGCATCTCCTTGCGAAGGTCTACATCAGGGTATTTAATCTTGATCCGGCTTCGTGCCACACTATCCCTCTCGGTTGTACTCTTCAGTCACTTTACCAGCGAACCTGATTCCCTCGGCGGTTGCTTTTGCCATTTGCGCCCGGGCCGCTCTGTCAACTGTCAGCTTCAAGGCTTTCAGGTTCTGGCCCCGCTTAGAACCCCGTAACAGGGAGAGCGGGGTAGGTAGATCAAGCTTCTGTATCGACTCCCGGCTCTGCTGGCGTACCCGGTTCATCTTTTCGTAATGTTGATGATATAGCTTTTCCATGTTCTACTCCAGCCAGAAATTCATCGTTCATCTCCCGGTTCTTTTCGTACTCTTCCCGGGCCTCGCCCTCTGTTAAGTCCGGGTTCCCGTTCATTATTTCTTTAATCGGGTTGCTCAGGTTATGCTCGAACTCGAATGCCAACCGTACTGTACGATCGGTTGCGCTCTCGTACACTTCCGGCTCGGTGAAGTCCAGCGACATAATACCGTCAGGAGGTAGGTGTGTTCCCAACTCCTTGTTAGCTACCAGAGCGGTCTTTTCGTACAGCTCCTGTTCGTAAATGCGGATAATCCCTTCATCGTCTTCCCTGTCTTCAAGCATCTCTGACGACTCAACCACCTTTGCGATACCGCTTTCAACCTTTGCATCCTGATCACCGAAAGAGTCACGGGGTAGTCCCTTCGTTGCAGCAGCCAGACCGATCAGCCAGTCGATAGTGAGCCGCATCTCTTCTATCTCCGGGCTCGGTGAAGCGTAACCGATCTTTGGGTCAGCTTCATGCGAACCGACACCGTCACGGGAGAAGAACCTGCGCAGACCGAGTACCAGCTTCTTCTTCTCTTTGTCGGCCCCGTGCGGCTGTGTAAGCTGCATGTTGACAGCGTAACCGATGTCGTTACCCTGCATGAGAATAACTTCGATCAGGTTGACCACCATTGCCATGAGGCTCTCGATAGACATTACCAGATCATCGGCCCCGGTTCCCCAGAAGGTCTTACTGTCCTCGCAGAGCCGGAGCGTGGCAAAGATTAAATCGCCATACGGGTTCGCATCGTTCAGGTCATTCTCTTCTTTTTTGCCGTCTGTTCCGATCAGTGAATAGTGCTGTTCAGCCGTCCAGACAACCCGCTTCAATATCTGTATACCCTCAGTGTTGAAAGCCATTACATCGTAGTACACAGCGTCAGCTACCAAGTAGTCCTCAGCGTTCTCGACCACCCCGCATACATCCGGTGTCAGGTTCAAGTACTTCAACTGCTTCCCCCGGACAAAGGGCCGGGTCAGTATTGTGTTATGAAGCTTCGCCAGATACAGGGCGCTCTTCGTGGCAGCGTTCATGTTGCTGAACCGGGTGATAGCTTTGTACTCTTCCGTAGCGACTTCATTCACTTCACCTTTACTGTTCAGGATCTTCCGTTCAGGCGGTTTCTTCAGCACCATTGAAGAGCGGCGAATAATCTTGCGCAACAGGGTCAGAAACATTTTCTGCATCTTCGCCCGGTCTTTAACACTGAACTCTTTCAGAGCTTCATTCAGGATTTCCAGAATCTGTGTCTTGTTGGCCGTGTAGTGCTTCTGCCGCCATGCTGCTATATCCTTGCGCTCCTGCTCAGACTTCATCCGGGCTTCAATCGCTAGGAGCTTTACCATAGTCGCTGCATTCTTCGGGTAAATATCCATGTCAATTACTCGCTGTTATTGATTTGATAACGGGCCAGTCGGCCATCACACGATAGCCCCATGCGTCACTAACATGACCCACCTTCCCCCCGAGATCGTCTATTATTCCAGTGTCAGGCTTGTAGCCGAGTGTCTCCATTTCATGATTCAGCTGCGTCATGCTCGGGTCAGTGTATGCTGTCACTTCCCCTTCGTGGTTACACCACTTACCGTTGACAGCCTGATAACGGTCACGCCTGAACGGGTTCGCTGCCGCAAAGCAGTTGACCACCTTATTCGGGAAGGCCCGCTCCATCCATTCCAGGATGATTAAGTGATCTGTCCAGCCCCGGGAGCTGGAGTGTAGGTTCTGGCCGGAAGAGTCACCGTACAGGTAGACAAGCTGCTGATGGGTGCTGTAACGCCTGCACAGCTCCTCGCACATCTCGTCCGTGTTCGAGCCGGGGATAATAGCTTCACCGATACCCCGGAGGATATTGCCCTCGGACTGCGATATGGTGGCTGACATCGGGTTCACATTAAAGTCAAAGCTGAACTCTATCGGGAGCCGGGGGTTGTACAACTGTGGCACAGCCGAGTTGACCTTACGCTCGTAAGCGTAGTACGGCCTGCCCCCGGTCAGGTTTGTAAAGATGCCCCGGACATAAGCATCTATCATCGCCTTAGAATAATTGTGTAGGCGGTCGGTGAAGTAGTTCGGTGGCAGGTATATGTTCTGCCGGGCGTCAGCATGGATAGCGTAGTAAGCGTCCGATTTGTTCTGGCCATCTCCCCACATGCTGTAACAGAAGCCGAAGCCTTCCGGGGTTGTCGCTACACCTACTGGTGACTCCTTCGACTTACGGACACGATTACAGACATTACGGAAAGCGGTTTTCGCATCGTTGTACTTCAGAATGTCCAGCTCATCTATCAGGGCCCACGCCAAGTTCGCTCCTACGATCTGGCCCGGGTTCTTCATCGTCCGTAACAGCACCTTCACACCCCATTCAGGTAGATACCAGAACGGACTGCCACCACCCCGGATAATATACCGCACCCGGTATTTTGTGCAGAACTCCTCTATCGCAGGGATCAGGGTATCGTCCACAATCGTGTAGGTGGGCTCGTAGATAGCACCCATGAGCCGGGGGTAACGCTTTGCCAGCTGCACGGCTTTCATCACCTGCAGGACGGTCTTTCCAAACCCGTAGCCTGCAAATATGCCAGTGTAGCGGGCTGTACTGCTCAGGTACTTCTGCTGATCTGCAAACACTGGTATGTGCGCTCTAACTTTCATCGGGGCCGCTATCATCAGGAGGGATGACATCAAACTCAAAATCAACAGTCTCTGGAAGTGCGTCTTCCAGCTCGGGGCGGTGGGCCAGCAGGAACTCGATTGCTGAACGGTTAGGGGGCCGTCTCCACTTGCCTGCCTTTTTGATCTTGGTTTTAAGTTTACCCTTGTGGTCGGTGACTTCAGTAATAGAGCTGTGCGTCTCTTCATACCCTTCCACCAGCTTCCGCAATCCTGCAACAGCTTTAAGGTGTAGCTCCGGGTCAGTCCTGTAAGCCTTTGCAGCAAAGACCTCTTTCGCGTGAGCGACAGCTTCGGGAAATTCGGGGTGTATCTTGAGCCACTCATAGAAGGTGTCTGCGTGTATCCCTCCGGCTTTAATTCCGTCCTTATCCTTGCCGGATTCAGATATAGCGTGAAGGATTTTTGTAATTCGGTTGGGGGTGTATTTGGACTTTGCCACATCTGTACGCCGTTAATGACTGATGCTCGTCTGGAGAATGATAGTGGCAGGAAATCCAGATTGTCAAGTGGTTTCTTTATCAGGGTGTAAAGGTTTCAATGATCCACTCTCCCCGTTTCAACTGGATTGCTATGAATTTGAACCACTGGTACTGAGTAGCGGCTACTTTGATCCTGACCCGGGCAGCTTCCATCCATCGGCCTTTCACTTCATGGATTTCAAAGTGGTCATCGAACACGACAAGGAAGTCGGGTGTGTACACGGCCCCGTTCCCGAGTTTGAACTTGACACCTTCGTATCGGTAGTCCACGATCTCCCCGGCCCGTTTCAAGATTTCCAGTCGTTCTGCATACTTGCGTTCGGTTGTGGATTTGTACTGATCTTGCAGGAGTGGGTGCATGAGTTGACCTCTTTTTTTATTTTAATTCCAGTTCACCTTTCTATTCCTTTTTCTATTCTAATTCAACGGGGGGTATATATACCCTATCTATAGGGTATAGTCAAGTCGTTTGTTATCAGGCATATAGTGTTCTGATCTCGCCAACACGCTTTTTCCAGTTGTAACACGCTGGATCCTTTTTTCGGATGTCTGTTCCCCTGCCGTGCGTCCATCTTTTACGAATCAGGTGACACTTTCGCCAGATTTTATTATGGTAATGCACCCGGGTATAGTAATCGCAGCTGCCGCAAGTTTCCCCTTCCGGCCCGCTGGGTCGGGCAGGCGCATCGGTCACAGGCTTTGGAACCTGTTTTGGTGGCACGGGGTAGGGTGGCACTTCCGATAGCACCAGCGGCCCGTTATCGTCTTTATTTTTGACCATTGGCTATTCTCCTTTATTTACAGGGAAGCAGCGAGCCGCCACAGGACGACCCGCCACTTCACCACCTTCCAATAGTGTCAAGACCCGGGGGGTTGACCAGAACCGTTCCCGAACCTGTTGTTCATCGGCTGCCCTCCTTTCTCTGGGTGTTCCCACATTCGCCTGACCGTTCAAGGCTGGACAGAGTAGCTGCCAGCTCCAGGTCAGACACAGTTTTCACATAGTCCTCGTCACCGTTACATCTCGGGCAGGTTGCGCTCCTGTATTCCTCCGGGAACTGACTTCCGCACAGCGGGCAGGGTTTCATGATCGCCCCCCCACAAACAGCAGGGCAGCCGCAAGCATAGCGCCAGCCATTACGATAGCGTCCGGGAGTGTCAGGCTGATCCGGGTGGTGACCAGTTCAAGGAACAGGGCCCCGAGAGCGAACCCGCCCCCGAGAAAACTGACAGCCCTTCGGGCCGGGTACTTCTGGTATTTAGACATGGTGTTCCTCCAATCGTTTACCACAGGACGGGCAGTAACGGAACCCGTTTGCAAGCGGGTTGGTGTCGTTGTCGAAAACAAAAGCCATTCCGCATTCGGATACCCAGTACATATCAGCACTATTGAACTTCCACACGCACGGAGGGGGGGGTAATTCAGCAGAACTAGAGAACACGGTCACACCTTTCACAACTGGCCTTACTTCCAGCGAACTTTTATGATCGTGAAGATAGTGGTAGCCCCGGGGGTACAGCCGTAGCCATTCGTCAGGGTCAACCTCTTTCCATTTGTCTTCGCTGTACAGCCGGGAATATTGCAGGTCGAACAGGTTGTTGACAAGCTCTGCTGCTTGATCGAAGGTGGCAGCTTGTATCACAAGAACAATGTCCTTGTCCAGCGTCCAGCCGTTCAGTTTGTGGACATGCGACTGCCCAAAGGTTATGTAGTAATTCATGATACCCCTCCGTACCTATCTCCGACCATGTGGCTGAACCGCTCCCCCTTGGTTGCGTGAGCTATCATACGGCAAGCGTGATTGCTGATTAACCTCCGGGCCTCTTGGTATTCGTCCAATAAGTCGACAGTTACCCTACCGGAGCCGACGTCCGGCGCACTATTGATTCGCCGCCCCAGTTCACACCAGCGTTCGGTAGCATCGAACATAGCTTTTAATTCCTCTCGCACCCCTTTGTTAATTACCAACTTCATTTTCCGACTCCTTTCGGTGGTTCCACCCCGAGCTCTTCCAGCTTCCGGTCGATCCGGGCGATCAGTGTCCGGGCGTGGTTCTTTAGTTGTGCTGAGGCTCTATAGTAAACCTTGTCTCTGGCTTGGTCCATATATTCGTGACCGTCAATACCAGCAGCAGCGGACTGATCGCTGGGTAGGTTTTGAAGTGAGAACCCGTAGATGAACCCCCGCTTTAATCCGGCCTCCAGTTTATCACGCTGCAACAGTAACCGCTCGGCTACTGAAACCTGTTTAGCTTTCATAATTCGACTCCTTCCGGGGCGGCAACCAGCAGCTCCCACTCCTTTTTCTTAACCAGTTCCACCGGGTACACTTCCATCAACCACTCCAGCACCTGTAACAGACAGTCCAGATAGGCAACCGGTTCCCCGTACTTCCGGGCACTCCTCACAACAGACCGGGGGACACCGTTCACATTCACCCGTCCAAGCCAGCCGACAAAAGTGTACGGCTTTCCTGTCCGGCTGTACTTCACGACCTCCAGCCTGTGTAGGTAGGTTGCTGTGCTGATATTATTCGGGTGTTTCATTTCTCACCTCCAGCAGAAACGAGAACTCTTCCTCAATTCGTGCCACAGTGTCCAAGTAGCAGAGCGACTGGTCGATGGATTCCAGGAGTTGCTTCTTCAGAGCTTCAACCTGATTTCGTGTCACAAAGTCCGGTTTTGCTTCTCCTGCTGGTTCTGTATAGAGCCACACTGGTTCACAGGAGTAACCTTTAGATTTTAATGCATCGGCTTCACGCTTCGTACACCAGTGAACAAACATTCCCCACACTATAACAGGGTCTTCTCCAAAAAGACCTTCGTGAACACTTCCATCTGGACGGACAACCCCCCACACCATTTTCCAGTTACCTTTTGGTTGATCTGTAACGCTCACGCTACCACCTCCTTCGGCCATGACGGGCTTTCCAAGTGCGGCCCCCGAACTTTTTACGCTTCCGGGCCCGGGCTCTTTTACGGTTGATAAGAACCGATTTCTTGATCTGAACAAAGGGTTGCGGCCCCTGCGGCCCCTGTTCTAAGGTTTCCATGTACGGGTTAAACATTATCGCCCCCTTCTTTTGTGGCACATTTACTATCGACCAGCCGTATCAGCTTCTCCAGAACATTAGCAGGCGAATTGTCGCCAGCGTTATTCTCTGCGAACATTAATTCCTCCTCGTCCTCATCTTCGTTCCAGTCCACCGGATGGGAATACAGGACGACTCTGGTTTCATCGTGTGGCATCTGTTCACAGGAAAGAACCTGTGTCTTTGCCATTTCGCACACTTCATCAGGTAGCTCGGTTTCAACCAGCTTCTGACGCCCGTGCGGGTGTACGAACTGCGTAAGCGTTACTTTACCCATTGTTCACCGCCTCTCTCGGTAAACCAATCTGGTCGCATACTGAATCCGGCATGAAAGCGAACCGCTTTTCCAGTATACTATCCAGCAGCTCCCCGGGCCCTGTAAACCCCCGGACACCCTCTTCGGTAACAACCCACCAGCCCCCGGTTCTGTACGGGTTGTCGCTGCCCTCTTCACCGTCTTTCGTGGAGACAATAATTACCCCCTGTTCCATGTACCCCCGGCACTTATCACAGGGCTCGTGATCGTAACAGGCCTCCCGGGGAAGTACCTGTCGCAGCCTTTTGTGAAGCAGGATGCCTTTTGATTCACCACAGAAGAAACAGGTCATCATTCCTACATGGCTTTTCGTTGGATCGGTTGATCTCATTGTTCGACTCCTTTGTTGTTCAGCGGGGTTTCCGCTTCGTTGCATATTGGTATAAATCGTACCCGGAACCGTCCGTGTACTTCTCAGCTTGTAACACTTTACCGAGTGTGTTCCCGTGCTTATCGTGATTATGGCCCTCGCAGCAGGAGCACCCTTCGCTCCGGACATAGTTGGCTACCGCACGGCGTATGTCGATCTTGTCATTAATCAGGGCAACCCGGGCGTCTACCAGTTTATCCCAGAGCTGGGCCTTGAACCCGTGCCGCATCGTGGGGGTCCACCGCCAGCCGAGCTCCTTAGCGATCTGGTTCTCGACCTCCACCCGGGTAACCTTCGTCTTGCGTAGCGGCTTCACGCTTCCCTCCCGACACCGAATTGTGCCACAGTTTTCTCGAACAAGCTCCCCCGGGTGGGAAACGCTATCGCCCGGGTCATGTTGGTTCTGGCAGTCTCCTGCACCCATCGGCCCCGGGTTGACTGCTTCGTTTTACTACGATTCATTTTCGGTTTCATATCGTTACCTCCAATTCCGTGAACCACTCGGCCGGGATGAACACGATAGGTTCAATGTCGTTCCGGTCACGGGTGTTTCTGGTGCGACCCCCGTATGCAAACTCCAGTCTGGCGTGCTTCCCGGTGACAGGATTAGCAGCCGGGCCCCGGAAGAAGTCGTCAGAGGATCTCTTGAACTGGTAGATTTTCCCCCGGGCATCGAGTATAGCAAATATGAACGGGAGCCCTGTCTCCAGCGACAGCTCCTTAGCAGCGAGCCACTTACTCAGGGACAAGACGATAGTGGGGTATTGCCCCCATTCCATTTTTCGGGCCTTCACCTCCAGCCATGCAGCGGGTGTGCCCGCCTCGTTGTTCTCGATCATCAGGTAATCCAGCTTGTAACTAATCGGTAGGGCCATCAGTTGAGTGTTGTAGGCCTCCCCGACTTTTAGCCTGACCCGGGCTTCATGCTCCAGGTCGGCAGCAGATTCATGTCGTGGTGTCATTCTGCGGCCCCCTTCGCATGGTGTTTACTGTATAACTCCCGCAACCCCCTGACAGTTTTCTGGCACAACCTGATCCCGTTGCTGTCGTTTGTAACGCTCTGATTTTGCCAGAGGTAAACCCGTAGCGGGGGCGGATCATCTACCCCGCTCCAGCCGTTAGGGTAAACCCGGATATCGTAGTTGTCCACATGGCCGGAGTAACTGAAGAACACATGGAACCCCGGGCCGTTCAACTCCAGTGCGGTTTTCAACACAAGAGCTATGGCTGCTTTCACAGAATTTTTCATTTTCGACTCCTTTGTAACGGGGCCCCGGTGCTACCCGGGAACCCCTGTGTGGTTTACTTTTTACCGATTGTCACTTTCAGCAACCCGGTATCGTAGTTGAAGACGACCTTCGGGAGGGCCTGCTGATGGAACAGCGGTTCGGTCATTTTCAAATCCTTCATGACCCGGTAGGGTTCCGTCAGGCTTTCAATAACACCCTCAATTACCCGTATAGCGGTCTGGTGAGCGATTACTTCCGGCATCTTCTCGTCTGACAGTAGAGCAGACTTTGCCATGTCACGCATACCTACCAGATTGGTGTACATGTCCTGCCAGCCAGTAGTGGTAGTCATGGCGGCTGCGCCCTTCAGCTTGGTAACGAGATCCTGCCATTGTCCCGCCTGCTTCTTCGGCAACTCTTTTTTTGCCGGGGCCGTTTTCTTTTCGTCAGTGTCCTTCGTCATGTTCGATTCCTTTCAACTTTTCAACAGTGAATTTGGAAGCAGCATACCCTGATGCTTCGCTCTTAACTCGGCCGGGATTTGTTCCCGGTAGTACTGGTAAATAAAATCTTCGATCTGCCGCATGAGTGCGGGGTTCCAGTGTTCACCTCCTTTCGTTGACCTGTGTATGTACTTCTTAAAGTCGTTCAGTACGGTAATGTAGTTCGTGAAATTGTCAGCTACCGTTGTCGGTGTCAGGCCGTCCACCATCTGCTCACTCTGCAACACCATTGTCCGGTACAGGATAGCGAATACTGCCAACGGGTGATCCAGACAGAATGCGACTATCGATCCGACTTCTCCGGGCTCCCCGATCTGGTCAACCAGTGGCACGGAGTAGGTTTTCGCTGGCATCACAGCCTCCTGTCGCTGGTAAACAGGTCAAGCGCAACCCGTTGGTTCTGTGGCGTGACGACAATCAACGAGTAACGGTAAGCACCTGATTCCAGGTCGCCAGCGGAATACAGGATTTTATTGTCCAGCCAATCAGTGGGGGTTTTAAGTTCACTCCTGAACAAGGCCCCGTCCGGGGTGTTGTTACGGGCTTTTACAGCCACTTGCGCTCCCGACACTTCTAACGCCATGCACATAGCTGTGAGTGAATCGAGTTGGGTGTCATAACGGGCCAACAGGTCAATAACCTCCTCCGGCCCCGCTTCACTGGGTGGCAGTAAACGGATTCTCTGATTGCGGTTCCGTTCCGCATCAATTCCTTTCATGGTTAATCCTTTCGCTTCTGTTGTAATTCTTCTTGTGATTCACGGTCAGGCGGGGTTTCAGGGGCCCCCGTTATCGGTTCATCAATTCGCCTGTCGCCAGACTTCACCTGATTGTTGTAACTCCCTTCCAGCACCAACAGGGCCTTGTCAGGCCGCAGGAAAAAGTCGAAGGTGGCTTTCCAGCCCCTATCGTTGATACCAAACAGGAACGCCTGCTTACTGGCTTCAGTGAACAGCTCCACAAACCATTCGTCCGGGTGTTTCTGAAGCATCGTGTACAGTTTATCTTTCCGCTTCCCTTCGATCGAGCGGGGTTGCGGTAAATCAGGTAGCAGTTTACAATACTGATCGACAACATAGTCCGCTCGCTGGGCGAGCAGCTTCTTTTTCAATTCAGGTTTACCTTTCACTTTAAGTTTCTTTTTATATTTAACGGGGGGTGTAGCTGCCCTATCAATAGGGTGTTCATAGGGTATAGCTAAGTGACTGTAGTGGTCAAGCACTTGCCCGATCAGCCAGTCGTCAGAACATTCCGACAGGGACTTCCCTAATGACTTCAGGATCATAGGGCTGGTGGATGACTGGTGCTTTATGAAGTTTACAACCCACACCCAAGCTCCGCTGACAACAACCTTGTGGGCCTCCTCGAGTATACCCATAGCCTTATCAATCTGGCTATCTGGCAAGGCTGTGTCCATGCGGATTTCCATAGGCGACCATTCAAACAAGCCAGCATTATTCGCCAGCGGCCCTGTGAACAGGTAGTTGTAAAACCCCTTCACCAGAAAGGGTTGACCTAGCAGCCAAGGGTCCCTCCAGAACCCTCTTGCTTTTATGGTTCGGTAGTTCATTTCACACCTTTCGGGAACTTCTTGGCCCACTCGGCTGCAAGCCGTTGAGCTTCCGGCAGGTCGCTTTCCTGCATGTCCGGGATGGTTTTAATGTGCAGGCCCAGACAGATGTAGCGAGCGATAGCTCCTGCGTTCTTTTTGAATAACGCTTCGGTGCGGTCGTCAGGTAACAGGGTAGCCAGAACCGCCCGGTTCATGTTACGCAACTTCTCGAGCGACTCTTCGGTGATCGGTTCAAGTGGAGCGGGCTTTGCGTTATCGTCCGGGTGTCCACCGGGAACCTCCTCGGCAGCTTCCTCTTCAGCCTGTTCCGGTTCAGCGGGTTTGTTATCACGAATCCATTTCAACACATGGTTTTCAGCGTCCGTGATTTCGTTCTGCCTGATTTCCGAAATGGTTGAAAGGTTCATGGTTTCCATCAGGTAGGTCACGAGTTCAGCGGCTTTCTTCTTCCGGGCCGCAGGGGTAAGGTCGCTGAATGTTTCTGCGATCTGCTTCCTGTAGGACTTTTGAAAAGCCTTCTCCTGCTCTACCGTCATAGTTGGCACTTCAACCCCTTCACCCCCGGGGGCCGCTTTTGTCGCCTTATCGGTCGCTGGCGGGGCCGGAATAAAGCCCGGGGCCCTTGTTGCCAATATCAGAGCGTCATGCTGCTCAGGGGCTGCCATTTTCAGGTCACCGATATTGAACTTATCGCAGAGCCTGTGCATAGCCCCTTCCATCTCTTCCTTCGCTTCGGGTGTTCCTTTCTGCCATCCACCGAGATAGACTGCGTTCATAATCGCCCGCTTCACAGCGACTTCCCGGTCAGCGTCCGTCAGGGGCCGGGCCACTGCCACCTGAGCCCCCCCTTCAGCGTCCATCGAATCACCAGCAATTTGGAAAGTTTGGATAGCCCAATACTTGTACGCCCCGGTCAGGGCTTTGTATAGAGCCTTGTCACCAGTATCGTTCCCCTGACCCGGGGCTGTCGATTCCTCGTAATCACCAGACTCAATATCTGTCAGGGTGTACTTCATCATAACCGTGACCCGGGCCGCAGGCTTCCCGGAAGTTGTTTGAATGGTTTCAGTCTCCATAGTCAGGCAGTCGGTTTTCACAACCAGACCAAGATCAGCAAGTAGATCCTTCAGGCTCGCCAGAATGTCATCTGCCTGAACGAACCAGTAGCCGGAGTGATCGTTGTAGCCGTTCTTTTCGACAACCAGCCGGGATAACACCTGATGCTTCTTGGCGAGCAAGCCCTCCAGTGGTTCAGCGTGAGTCGGTGGTTTGTTCACGATTTTTGTCGGGGGCTTCTTAGCCTTTCGTTGCCCGGCCATTATAACACCTGCCATTCTTCGGGAGCGTCAAGCCCTGTGGAATGCAGGTGAGCGTCCGTGACTTCATCGTAAACATCCGGGTAATTATGAATAAGATACTGGCTTACCCAGCTCAGGAAGTCCGGGTTGGTTGCCACCCGCCCGGCCTCCGGCACAAAGGTGGTATTATCCGAAGCTGTCTCCGGAGCCGGGGCCTCAGCCGCCACCCCAACAGTCTCCTCCCCGAGCTTCAGTGTTTCTTCACGCTGGTTCTGTTCGGCTTCACGCCTGTCAAGTTCGGCCTGCTTTTCCCGGAGCCGTTTGGCCTGTGCTTCCTGCTCTTCTTTCTGGAACTCGAAATCCAACCGCTCCTGTTCAGCCTTCTCGGCTTCGTCAATAGCTGTCTGGATAGCACTCAGGCCAGCGATCTTCAGCTTAACGGCCTCTTCGTAACGATCACCGAAGTAATCCTTATCCAGCTCGTCAGCTTCGACAAGGCCCTTCCTGATCCGCAGGTCTGACAGGTTTTCACCCTGTACCGCCACCGGGAGCCCCCGGAGAGCTTCCAGACGGTTTTCCAGTTCCCGGGCTGCCCGCTCGATCTCCGCATCGTAGTGGGCCTTCTTCCTCGCCAGCGGCCCCTCGATCTCCAGCACCTTAGCAGTCAGGCGTTTCCCTTCCGCTTCAATGGCCCGGCCCACTTCCAGAACAGGGGCTTTCAGTTCCTTCCTGCGCTTATCAATCCCGGTACGGACTTTTACAACAGCCCGGAGCCCTGTAGCCAGACGGTTGTATTCCGGGGCCTCCGTAATGTCCAGCTCCAGTAGCGGTTCCATTTGCTTCCGGAGTTCGTTGATCTCAACTTCTCCAACTTCGTACTTCTCAAGTTCTTGCTGGACGAGTTCAGATGTAGCATGGTCAGTCATTTTCTGTTCCTTCCGTTTTGTAAGCTCCGTCAATTAATTCCAGAGCGCATTTACAGTGGTGTTCTATAGTGTCCACCTGCCTGTTGTTAAGGCTGTTTTCGCCCTGTATTCTGAATACTACCGCTTTGATTCGGCCCATACGCTCAGCGAGTTTGCAGAGCCTGTTCAGGTAGTACTCTCGTTCCGAATGTTCCACTTTAAGTTCTCCTATTTTTAACTTGACAAGGGGCGAAGGATTAAGATATTGAGTGCGTTGGGAACGATTAACTTCGGTTATCATTCTCGACTCCTTTACCCCGGCTTCGACTCCGGGGTTTTTTATTCCCGGAGCCTACGAGCGCAATCGTCATTCTTAATCAGAGTGATCAGGTAGGCCCTGCGGTCAGGGAACCCGCCCTTCCTCCAGTTCTTCTCCATCTTCTTGAACAGGCTCTTGGGGATTCCCGTGTAGAGCTGCTGATCCGGCTCCGACTTGACGACGGGCCGCCCTCGTGAGCGGCCCTTGTTACGGTTATTGGTGACAGTTCTGCGTTTCATTGTTCCTCCTATGCTGCGTCCAGAAAGTAACGACTGACCTTGCGGTTCGCCCTGATTGGTGCGAACCCGTGTTCGTGTGAAAATACATTTGTGAAAGCCCGGTACAGCTCCCACTTGGTTTCCCCTTCCAGCTTCTTAACTACCCGCCCGATCGTGGCGTCACCGAGTTTGCAGACATCAGCAATATTCACCAGAACAGCTGCTATCTGTGAAGCTGTGAACTCCTGTTCCAGCATTCTGACCAGCTTCATACCCAGTCGATCAAAAGCCCCACCGTTAAGGATTCGCTGGAGCTGTTCGCCAGCTTCGTCCAGGAGGAACCCGCTACCGTTGTCATGCCGGAAGGTGTAGTCACCGAGGAAGTGGGAAACCATCATACCGTTAGAGCAGACCAGCTCCTGAGCGTTGATCTGGAACCCGAAGCGGGTACTCCCGTCATAGGAGTTCACCAAATCCAGAGTGGGAATAATATCACCTACATCCGGGACATCGGTTATCCCGTACTCCTCGTTCAGAGCGTAGGAGGCCCTGAACTTCTTGCCGTCAAACATTAACCTGAGCGGTTCCGTGTTCCCCAGATTAGTTGACTCCATAATCTGCTTGGCGACTTCGACTACCTGATGGTTCGGAACCAGTTCGTAGCCGCTGGTAATGTAGCCAGCTTCCAGTTGGTTACCGTCTTCTGTGTCTACAATGACACAGCTCCGGCTCGACTCCACCCCACCGGGCAGTAACAGCTTCTCTACTCTTACTGGCAGGAACGGGTCATACAGTTTGGTTCTCATCTCGGACTCCTTTGTGAAATGTTATGCGGCCTGTCTTATCAACGGGGGGCGGCCAACCCGGCCCGGAAGCCCCCGAAGGGGCTTTTCGACTTATACTCTGGCAGCAGCGGGCCCGGGGTACTTGTCACCTACCAGAGCCCGGGGGGAATTTATCAGGATTCCACCCTTCTGTTTCCGAACCTTTTTTGCAGCATACAGGCTGCCCTTAAATACAACCGCCCCGTTTACCACGAGGCCGTACTGTGAACTGGAGATTGTTTTCGCCATGACCGACTCCTTTATGAATGACAAATATAGTTCAGGACAGTAACATACAAAAAAAAGCCCCCCTACCGGGGGGGGGGGCGTTGACCGGGTTTCGGTTATTTCTTAGCCTTCGCTTTTTTGTCGGCTTTTGCGGCCTTGACGGGCTTGGATTTACCCTTCGGGGCCTTGGTTACTTTCCCTTTCTTCGGGGCGGTGACGGCCTTCTTGGTGGTCTTCTTGGCCGGGGCCTTTTTTGCGGCCTTCTTGACCGGGGTAGCCTTGTCAGCGGAGGCCTTTGTCATGTGACACAGAACGCCACCTTCCACCCGCTCATACTTAAAGGCTTTCGGGAACCTGCGCTTGGCAGCCCGGTTCGGGGCTTTGCAGGAAACCAACATATTTCCGTCAGGCTGCTCGGTGACAGTGACCGGGCTCCGCTCCTTGCCCCTGCGGCTCTTCTGGCGATCTTCGACCAGAAAGTCAAAGGCCCCGGGCTTTCCTACCAGACGCTCAACTTCCAGTTCAGGGAAATCCACTTCAAAATGAACTACCCAGTTTTCACCGCTATCGGTATCCCGTGTTTTGTCGCCTCTCCTGAGCAGAGTAGCGGGGCCAACTTCGACTTCCAGCTTGTCCTGATTAAAGGCTTCTGTGACGACTGTTCCGGCTTTCAGGTTCTTCATTTTCGACTCCTTTGAATTGGTAACGGGTTTCTTCTTACTACTGTCAACATAGTCAACTGCTGCTTGTACTGCTGCCTTAGCGTCCTTCAGGTTGGGTTTGGTGTGCTTGACAGCGGTCTTCTTGGTAGCACTTTTTTTCGACTTCATTTTCGACTCCTTTCAAGCCCCCCCCCCGGTAGGGGGGCTTTTTTTTGTATGTTACTGTCCTGGTAAAATGTTATGAGTGAAGCTTCTTCAGTTCAATTTTCAGGTCACGGATTTCTTCACGGTAGGCCATCAGTGATTCGTGACTTTCGCAGGCCTCTTCATCGTACCCGGCCCCGGTTGCCAGCTTCATATCCCTTTCGGCTTCAGCGGCAAATTTTTTGAGCTGAGAAATTTCGGCCTTAATTTCTGCGGCCCGGCTTGTGTTTTGGATCGTCATTTTCGACTCCTTTTTGTGATGACAAAAGCGGCTTCAAAGAACGCATTATTAACGGGTTTAATCCTGACAATGTAAAGGGGTTTATGCAAGGGTTTTATTACGCCCGCTTCAAGGGCATACAAAAACAGAGTGATGGGAGGGAAGAAAAATCTTCTAAAAAGCCTGTTAGAGTGCCAAATCCCGGTCATATTTGTATATAACATTCCCCTCATCGTCAATTCCTTCAGGGCGCAAAACTCCACCGAAGTACTTGTAAGGGCTGTGTAGGCTGTTTGGCGTGTTCCAGGCGGCTCTGACATACTCGTACATGGTCTGGGTTGAACGCTTCACCCGGTTCACCTGATTGTTCGTGTTGAACCCGGTTGCATTTCGCCAGAGGAAGTGCTTAAATAATTCCGCATCAGGGGCGATGTCTGACCAGTACACAACCCCGTTTTCCTTTGCGATCATCAGGGCCTCTGTGAACTGACCCTTGTTGTAGGGCATGTCTGGAGGGAGGCCACAGCAGGCCCCCGTGCAACCCTGTTCTTTATGGTGTGCATCACTTACATGAAATTTCAAACCGACCCGGTCACAGGCCGCTTTCATATCAGCTATGAAGGGGGCTTTCACATTCCGGTTCAACCGCAGGTAGCCACCACCCTTTGACAGCTTCTTGTACATCCCCACAATATCAAAACCCAGAGCGTCAGCCATTATCTGGTAGCTTTTTTTAACCGTTTCATTACTCCGCTGTTCCAGACAGAAGAACTCCGTGCTGACGGCAGAGGCCCCGGCCCCGGCAGCCTGCTCAATCAATTTAATGTGATCCCCGTTGGTGTCACTCATACCGATTATAAACGGGCGCAACCGGAGAACCGCCCCGGCGCAATCGAGCTCCGCTATTTTCCTTATAGCTTCCAGCCGCTCCTGCGGGCTCGGCACTCCAGCCTCCACTTTCGCCGCTACTTTTGGGTCCAAATTAATTATCGAAAACATGAACACCCAGTTCTTCTGGCCCCTGATCAGGTCAGTATACCGGGGGTCGTCCAGCCACCATGTGGCTTTAGTGCTGAATCGGAGGGGGTAGTTGATGCTCTTGAAGAACTCCATCAGTTTCAGTGTGATCCCGTGCTTCTTCTCGAAGTTACAGAACGGGTCAGTCAGCCCGCCCCACTGCATAGTCAGCCCGGCCCGGATATACCCGTTGAATTGCGAGTTGGTTTGCAGTGTGAACAGCTTTTGAATTGCGTCTACATTCACATGCTGGACAGGCTGACAGGTCAGCGGTTCCTTGAATGTGCCACGCCCGGAAGACTTCCGGGAGGCCTTCTGGAAGATACCGAAGCAGTAGCGACAGTTGTAGGAGCATCGACTGTAAGTGTCAAAAGTCATCGGCATAGCGCAGTCCAGAATTTCACCAGACCACCGGGGGGACATATAGTACTT